GCGGACCACCTGCTGCGCATTCACGGCCACATGAACGGACTCGAACGGCATGTTGCGCCAATTCTCCTTGCCGGTGTTCCGGTCTTTTCGCGGTCGGACAATCTGGATGAACTTGAACTTGTCGCTAGACCGTTCCGGTTTTCCCGCCGCCTCCCGAATATCCTTCGGCAGACTTTCCTCCCCGTAATTCTGCACCGCCTGCCGGGCCGTCAACTCAAACAACACCAGCACCTCGTCTATTTCGCCGTCCGAGTTCTCCAAGAAAACGTAGTCGGCAATGTCGATGTTCTTGAACGTCAACTTGAGGCTCTTTCGGGAGAAGTCGCAATACAGACATCCCTGGCCGAACCCGCCGTAGGGGGCGAGCATCTGATTCCAGCGCGACACGAAATTGCTCGTGTAAAGGTCAATGTGCACGTCCTCGACCAGTTTCCATATCGCCCGGTCGCCGTCCGTGCTTTCGGCCAGGTTCGCGTCGCGGAGCCGGATTTCGTAGAAGTGCTGGCCCGTCTGAATCGTCGCGCTCGAAAGACCTGCGGCCATTTCCCGCAAGGATTCCGTGGCCGTGTCGTCGTACACCAAAAGGCTCTTGTCCTCGCCGGGCGAACGCTCGGTGGTAATCCGGTTGAATCGCGAAAGCATACGGTCCGCAACCTGTTGCCACAGGAGCCTGTGCGGCTGCTGTTCCGCCAACTCGCGCTCCCACAATTCTATAATGCTTCTGGCCGTTGCATTAGCTTCTGCGGCTTCCATCGTGGACTCCTCAATCGTGTCCGAAGGCGCGTCGGTAGTTCCGCGCATACCGCGCCCGGTCAAGAATCACACCCACATAAGCAACGCCCTTCCCACTCCGTCCCATCTTTTCTCGCGGCACATGCTCCCCGTTTTTCCCGCAGGCTCCCGCGCGGTGCGCTTTCACGATGTAATCTTTGATTCCACGCACCTGCGCGTTGTCCATACCCTCACCCCAGAATCGCGTACTCAGTCTTGGGCCGCTTTTTTCCAAACCGCCCCGACGCACTCGCAATTCCAAGCCGCTGCGCCGCCAAAAAGTAGTACCCCAGTGCGTGCCGGTAATGGTCAGGGCCGCTACTCGTGTATCGGTATTTTGCCACACCCGTCTTCTTATCTTTTTCTAGCACCTTTGCCATCGACACGAAATGCGCCGCCGCCTTTTCCACTTCGGGACACCGGCGCGGAAGCGTCAACCGCTTCTCCGCAATCAGCCGGTGCGTCGAATCGCACAGGCCCGTCCGGTAGGATTTCACCACGCCGCGCTCGTCGTCCACGGCGTTTTCCGTTAGAGCGTTCTCGGTGTATTCGCACAAGAGCACCCGATGTCTTTCCGCGTTCTGGTGTTCTCTCGCCGAATCCTCGTAGGGCCGGATGTCCACTACCTCTGACCGCACATTGAACTTCCGCGCCAGGTCGTGCAGCACGTCCCATCCCCCTTTCATCGGAATCCGCGCAAGTCGCAGAATCTCGAATCGCTCAGACGCCACCCGAATCCCGATGACGACGTGAAACTCCTTCCCGATGTCCACGCCCATCCCGCACGGCCCCCTGTGCCCCTGCAGCATCGGCTCGCTGCCGCAACAGTCGAACACCTGCCCCTCGGTCAGCTGGTCCTCTTTGGCAACACTCGGCAATCCAAGGCGAAGCCGAATGGTGTCGTCACGATTCGGGTTGTCGGGATCGTTATACTCGCGCTGGATGGCCGCCGGGTCATTGAAGGCGCTCTCCAACTGGCCCCACTGATACCCCGCCAGGTCTTTTACTTCCGTCTGCTTCCTGACCCATTCGCCCGTTCCTTTCCCCGCATAACGAGGGACGAGTTTTCCGCATTTCAGACACGCGATGTAACCACGGCCCTCATCGTCGGTGCGCACGCAATCGGGAAAGGACTCTACGGCGCTTATCCATGTGCCGCATGGACAACGGCGATGCCAATAGCGCTGGTCCGAGTGCCGAAACTGCTTGTCTATCCCATAACCGGGAATGGTAGGATTAGAAATGTAACATTCTTCCTGAATCGCCGATGCCCGCGACCGACCTAACCCTTTGGCTATCGCGTCCTCGTCCATCAAATCCAACTCATCAAACACCACGCGGTTGACCTGAATGCCGCGCAACTTCGACGCCTCTTTCGCGTCCGACCCGCCCTCCACATTCTGTGTGAGCCGCGCCCCGCGAAGAAACAGGTTCGCGTTGCCGACCTTCTTCAGACTAGTTGTGTCCGTCCCTTTCCCCCCCGACTTGACGAACCGACCGATGGCATTCTTGTTCGCCAGAATCAGCGGCCCGAAACGCGACTTGCTGAACTCCCCCACGTCGTCCGTCGTCGGAAACAAGTAAAGAACCCCCAAAGGATACCGACCGTAAATCATACCGTGCATTGACTTCAGAATCTCCAGTTCCGAAAACCCGCCTCCGGTCGCTTTCATGTAACAGATTCTCCGATGCCGCATCGTCATCGGTTCCAATTGATACGGATAGTTCGGATAGATGGCGAACGTGCCAGCCTGCAACCGAATCTGGTTGAGCAGGGCCCAATACGCCGCGTCGGATTCCGCCATGATTTCAGGCGTCAACTCCGGTAGCACTTCGGGCCCTATCTCCGTCGCCGTCATCCGCCGTTACCCCTGTCAAACCTCGCCCAAAAGCGTCGCGCGCTTCTTCTTCCTCGCGGCCATCGTCGCCCTGGTCCCCTCCCACTCCGCCCACTGCTGCCGCGTCCAAGGCGTGACCTTCTTCTCCCCGACCGCCGGCGGCGATGACGCCAACGCGGACGCACCCGACGCGCCCCCCAAAAGCATGGACTCCCGCTCTGGGAAAAGAGAAGCCCCCAAGTCGGCCTCCCCGTCCACACCAAAAGCCCCAAGCAACGCATCAAACCAGGGACGCTTCTTCTTGACACCCAGTTCGTACACCATGACCACGCCCTCCTAAGCCCGCTGCTCCACCCGTTTCCGCACCAGCCCCTTCGCCCCCCTCACCACCTGCGACACACGCGCTTCCGACCTACCCACCGCCGCCCCCACCTCCAACATCGTCATCTCCTCGCGGTAGTACAACGCCAAAATCAGCCGGTCACGCCGACTCAGCCCCCGCATCAACCACGCCCACTCGTCCCCCTCGTCCAACTTCGAGGCCACCCCAACGCCCCCAACCTGATTTCTCGGCTCCGTCCCCTTCCCGTCCTCCCCCACCACGTCGCTGAACCGCCGCGCCTGCCCCAGCCTGTCCGCCCGGCCCCCAGGCTCCCGACGCGCCTCCCGCCGGCCCGACCGACTCAAAACGTCCCAGTCCCGCAACCCATCCAACATCCCGCCCCGAATCATCCACCCCGCATACGTCTCAAACTTCACCCCACGGCCGGGATCAAACCGCTCCACCGCACGAAGCAACCCCAACGCACCCCACTGCGCCAAATCCCCCACCGTCACCCCACCGTCCCCCCCCATCCCCCCCTTAGCCTTCACCGCCAACCGATACGCCAACCCGTAGTAATGCTCCCACAACCGATTCCGCTCCGCCAACCGACGGCCCCGATGATACCGCCCCCACAAGGCCGCAACCTCAGGCCCCGAAAGACCGTCTGACGGAACATCAACCTCACGATACCAAAATCGCGCCATCCCGGTCCCCGTCCACCACCACAGACACGACACCCGATGACACATCCAACTGAAATGCCATAGGCGATTTCAGCCCACGCGACACAACCGCCCCATCCACGAGCCGCTCCAATTCCGTCACCAAATCGGTCGCCACCGCCTGACCAAAACCGGCCTGCGTCACCAACACCAGTATCGCCTCGCCCCCCACAGACACCGATACGCCCCACCCCTCGCTCACCCGGACCTCCTCAAACTTCACCGGCTCGGTCTTCATGGTATCGCTCCTAAAAACACCCTCGTTTTGCAACTACATGCCGGAGAAGCCAGGACACAAAACCCCCACGCGACCGACCGCCTTCCCAGTCACCAAACAGCTCCCGCCCGTATCGTAAGCGTGTTCTGACAAAAAACGCCCGCACTCCTCACACCGGACCAAATGGGGGGCCGACTCAAAAACACGAGGGTCAACAGCGTCCCCGCGACCAATCGGAGGCATCACGTCCCAGGGCAATGCGCCGCTCATAAAAAACTCCTTCGTTTTGCACTTCGTTACGGGCTGGCTTGCCACCTTCCGTCTCGTGTCTGTTCGGCTCGCTCAAGCATCAGCATCCGCCGATCAAAATCGTAAGTCCCGCTCCGATGAGCGTGCCCACATGCAGAACAGGCATTATCCTCGACGACCCCTTCGGCCCTCACGGCCTCCAATAAACGAATCAATTTCAACAACTCCTCCCTCGGAATCGCCGCAAATATCTGCGCAGCCGTCTTGTCCGGCCTTATTGCATCCAAAAGAATCTCGTCCGCCGCCCTGCCCGTCTCGCTAATGACCTTGACCATCATCTTGTCCTTTCCTAAAAATACCCTCGTTTTACACCCACACGCCGGTCAAGCCTATCACGCACTCTCCGCAACCCGGATGGTCTTGTGACGCTCAATGTAGGCACGGGCCTTGTCCAGCAAGCCGCCGTGGTTTTCGATGTACCCAACAAGCGTATTACACCGATTGCAAACGAGGGCGCGAACTTTGCCGTTTGCGTGGTCATGGTCAACCACAAGCGGATGTTTCCCGGCTATTTCGTCTTGGTGTCTCCCGCATATGGTACACTTTCCTTCCTGATAGAAAATCATCTCCTGAAACTTCTCAAAAGTAAGTCCGTATTTAGACCGCAGAGTGTACTCTCGCCTACTATGGGGAGATCGATATCCCCTGGCGCGGCTTTTTATGAACGGCAGTCGCCTTGAGGCGGCCCTTCCCTTGCATTCCGAGCAACAGTATTTCTGCTTGGCCTTCGCCCCGCGATTTCTCCCCGTGATTGACAAATTGCCGGGCACAAATGTTTTTCCACACTCCGCGCAATTTCTTGGTTCAAGGCAAAGCATTGGCTTTCCTTCAAGTCTACGCCTGTATGAAGCCCTACCATCCTCTTTGCGCACCAACTCTTTGCATTCGGCACAGTATTTTCTGCCTCTATAGGGTTCAACGGGGACTCCACAGCGCGCACAATGTGAAAGACAAGAAGGACAAAAAATGTGGTCGTGTCCCCGATGGGTGCTTGGGTACTCGGTTCCACATCGTTTACAGATTCGGGGTGCCGTCTGCCTGGCTTTTCTTTTGACCTTGCAATCAGCACAATAGACGCTCCTGCGCTCATTCCAAGACAATAATGGTTGTGAACAACATCGACAAACCTTGACCTTTTTCTCGCGGGGCGGGGCCAACGTCCTGTGTGCCAGATAATAGGCCCGGGCGCAAATCTTACACTGTCCGCTATACCCACACCTCTCGCGACGGTTTTTGGAAAAAAACCCCAGCGGCCTTTCGGTCCCACACTTGCTGCAACGCTTCAGCGGTTCCATCAAAAACTCCTTACTTTTACAGAAAAAATCCGGTCAAGGCTATTCGTATTCGACCCCCGGCCTTCGGGGGGTTTCGGGTTCTTCCCGAAAAACGCGGACCCCTTGCGCTCTTGGTAGTCTTGGACCGCCTGCCGCACACGCGCCGCCCGCTCGTCACGCTCCATCGTCGCCATCTCTCCTTCGGTGTTCCGGCCTCGTACCGAATGGTTCGCTCATCCTTCGCCCAAGCGCGTTGCCGCTATCGTTCTGAGCGACTGGCGTGCCCTCAGCCGGGCGATCCCCCTCTCCCCCTACCGATTCCCCTACCAGCGCGGCGTTCGTCGTTCCTGGGGCAGCCTGTCTGTCGGGAACGTCAACCGGCGCGAGCGTGGCACGCGCATCCAGCAGCGTCAGCCCGCCCGCGCCCGCCTCCTCAATCAAGACACGCGCGATCCTCGACGCCTCGACCGCAAGGCGCTCGTCGTACTCGTGCTTCACAATTAGATCGAGGTGCAGCGAAGTGTCGTACACGCCTAAGTGCCTCCCGATGCACTCAAGGTGCTCGCGTTCGTTTGTCCTGTCGCCCGCAATCCGACAACGCGCCATCGCCTCAAGATGCTGGCGCACGACGAAAGCCACGTCAATCGCGCCCTCGGCCGTTAACTTCTCCGCGACCTTTTCGAGTGAAGCGTCTATCAGCCCCCTTATCCTCGGCTTCTTCATCAGGCGCGACGCTTGCTCTGCGCACGTCTTGGGGCTGTATCCTGCGGCTTCGGCCGACTTTGCAGCGCAGAGGTAGGTGGTTGCAGTAGGCGTCGTGTAGGCGAGCACGAAGGCATCTTGTCGGTGCTTTAGAGCGCGTCGGCTTAGCGGGTGTCGTTTCTCGGCGTGTTCTTCGGCGTGCTTTTCTTGCGGCGGCGCTTCGGTTTCGGTTGCGGCTTGGGTTGGCAAGTCCCGTGTTCTCCTGGGCGAGCCACGGCTTCCGTTTTTCAAGGTGTATCGGCATTTTCGGTCTTGTGTCAAGAGGAAAACTTCTACGGGTGGCGGTTTTTTTCTTTGGGCCTACCACAACCTATGGTGTAACTCCTGATACAATCAACACAAGACCCGCGCTGCTGCCAGTTTGGCAAAATCGTTCGATTCAAAAAAAACTTCGGCGATTTTGGATTGTGGCTGCGGTTTGATTCATTTCGACCTTGCCTATCTTGACATTCGGCCGATTTTTTCTGTAAGGGTGGAGGCGTGCGATGAATCTCCGACACCTGAACTTGGCGCGGTCCCCGGCGGTGCGTTGCAAGTCCCCCCTTGCACGCCTCCAACTGCCGGGGCCGCGCCGTATTTGGAGGCTGATACCATGAAAGCGCGATTTGGGCTTGCAAGCCTTGGCCCCTGGGCCGGACAGGTGGGCTATCTGTTCGGCGTGTCAGGCAAGGCGGCGTTGCGTGCGGTCGAGAAGGCCGCTGCCTCTGCCGGTTGGCGCTGGTTTTGGTGCGGCGAAGTCCGCACGGTCGAGGGTAATTGCCGTCCTCTGCGGCGCGGCGACCTGTTGGTTGGCGACGGCTTGGGCGAGCGGGTGCTTGTCCTTCGGTAGCCGTTGTCGCACGGCCGCGCCTTGGCGTGCCGCATGGCACAAGGCGCGGACGCCCGGCAATGCCGCCGGTTGGAGGCTGATACTATGAAGCGGCGATTGTCTCCTGTGGACTTTCCAGAAGCGCCGGACAAAACGGTAGGGCGTGCACTGGTGCGCCATTT